ACCCAAACTGCTTGTTCGCTCTCTGTTAGTTTGACTAGCTTACCAACCACAGCCATTTCAGTTCGCACGTCTTGTTTGCAATAGTCATACATCTGTCTTAGCAAGTCGGGTTCTTTATTAAACTCACCCTTACTGGTGGGTTTAGATAGTTTCTGAATGAGCCGTTTACCAATGGCATCTTTTTGTTGTGTGGCACCCACAAACATGGCAGCATCATCCAACCCTTGTGGGATGTTATTAGCGGCTGCAATAGCCATGGAGTCAATCATCTGCTCCCATGTGACGGGCCAATGTAATACGTGCTTCATAATGTTGTATTCGAAGGCTGCGTTCCATGCTTGGAATCGTGTAGTCGGTTCTACAAAGAAGGTAGGTACTGGATTACCAGGTAACCATATTTGAATTGGATTATTGTTAGCACTGTATGCCATACAGATTACTTCTGTACTGGCATCCCTAGCGTATTGATCTAACCCATGTACTTTTAAATCTACTTTACTGCGTGTTTCAAAGTCTAAATTAACTATCATACTCGCTCCTATGGCAAACCGACGCATCGGTGTTAAAAATGCACGATAACATACTTGATGTTACCGTGCAATCATTTGTTACAATAGTCTATATTTCGCAAGATCCTGCAGTACAAGCTAAGAGTTGAGCTCCTTCCACATTGTCTGTCACTTCAATAAACTTAGTCCAGTCAATTGTGGGCATACCGCTCTTGAGAGTATTGTACTCTTCCTCTGTACAATCCTCGTAAGGTGCCTGTCTGTATGTACCACCATCATACGGAAGGAACGATACACCGCTCATTTCGTCGAAGTGGTCCCAAACAAACGCTCCCACACTTGGCCAATCCTTTTCTTCAACTGAAATGGTAACAGACGGCTTATGCTCGCACCAAGCCCTTTGATACGCCAACCAGAGTTCAAGGTGGCTAATTGGGGTGACATCGGCACGGGTGAGCCCGTCTGGAGCCTTTTGCGGAAATGCGAATACGACCGTTTGGGTGGGCTTGTATACACAGTCTTCATTGGGGACTCCTTGTTCAATTAGGAACTGGGATAGAGGGTCTTTTTTATCGCCTCGCACGCGTCGTATATAGAACTTGCTATGCCTCGGATGGATTCCTGATGCTGAGTCAACCAGCTGGGAGACTGTTCCAGAGGGTTTAACGCAAGTGATTGCAGCGCTTTTAGGTATTCCGAGTAATCTCGCATAATCTTCGTTTGTAGATCTACTAACTTCTCTAAGTCTGGATAAGGTTGCATTTAAGTTTTCTCCTATTGTGCATGTGATTCGGTTGTCATAGATTCCTGTAAGAGACACGCCAAGCAAACGCTCTTCCTCTGTGTTTCGTTGCCACACTTTACGCAAGTATGGAAATTTCGTAAACGTGCTCTGAATAGTTCCAAGTATTGCTGCAAGTCTAACTTTTCGTACAAGATCTTCTTCTGTGTCGTCATGTCTTACTACTACCTCCGTAAGGTTACAAAATTGGTATGGCCGAAGAATAATTTCTGAGCAGGGGTTAGTCCCGAATTCAAAGTTAGGATCACGGTGTCCGTACTTAGCCACCGTTTTTTGGGCAGCTTCACGGTTAAAGATACCCCGTTCTCCTGAGTGTGAATTGTATAAAGATAACCACTCCTCCATAAACTTTCCAACGGTAGGAGTCTCATTATATACCGCGCTATTGTTGGCGAGTGCACGGTGAGGTGCCGTCTCCCACCAAGGTCCAGCCTTCGCATGTCTAATCCTTTCATCATCCAAATCTGATAGTGAGATCATGGCGGACCTACGTACTCCACCCACCACGACCACCTCCCCTACTTTACACATTAGATCATGACACTCTAATGTGTTCAGCTTGCGCCCCTGTGCATTCTTGAATGTTGCCACAGTGAACTCAAACAAGTCTACTAGTGGTTGCGGCCCTGAGGCTCGTCCACCAAACGTCTTAAGTCTCGCTCCGGCTGCTCTGATTCCGGAAACATCCCATCGAGGTATTTCTCCGGCGTACAAGTGGGCGATGAGGAGTCTGAGGGACTTGGCCCATCCTTCTTTGGAGTCGTGGACTTTAATTGAGTGCTCACTAGTGTAAAGGTTGTCTGGCACATCGGGCAGTTGACTGATGTACCTATTTTCAACGGAGAATCCGACACCAGTACCGCAGAGCAAAATGAACATAGCTTCGTCAAAACTCTTGACGTCGTCCACAGGGAGGTACGAACAGTTGTAGACACATGTATTGTCACGATCAGCACTCTTTCCGGCAGTCATTACTGCACGCATTGATGGCATTACTTCATGGTTAAAAATTGCGTTGTATATCTCTTCTTTCAACGCGCTATCTTCACTGATGGCAGGTGTCCGGCTAAATACGTACTGAACAAAACGATCTACTGTCTCGCCCCAGTTTTCACGCCGTCCTTTGTCATCAATGAAACGGGCATAACGACTTGCCGCTATATATTCTTGGTATTGATCCATTTGTCTTTATAGGTTTAATGTGGGAAAAAATGCCCCACTTTTGTGGGGCGGTTGTTAAGGGGTTACCACGGGGATTTTCACTCCGATTCCACAGCTCATACGTCCACGGTCTTTAATGTTAGATGATGGTAACCTTTTTAATTACACCGCAAAGTCTGCCGCGGCTGATACACCACCACCACCTAAACGCTCGCCATCCTCTAGCTTCTGGATGTTACCAAGGCCGCAGGCTATGCCCTTGGCGACGCCTACTTGGTACGGGTAGAACTCAATACTTGCACGTCCGTAGCATCCAGAGTAGAACTCGTCAGCGTCGATAATCGGGTTTAAATCGCTATCTACCACTGTCGGCTTCTTGGATGAGTTGGCGTTAATAAAATAGCAACCTGCATAAAGCTCGTCTTCCTTCTCAAGATCGCCGTCTCTCAGTCCACCCTTCAGTGCCTTTGGTAGTGAACCACCAAAGAATCCGATTGAGTTTTCCTTGGTCTCTTCAAAGGCCTTTTGGATCCTTGAGATTGTCTCCTTGTCCGTCTTAGGGATCAGGATTGAGACGCCGTACTTGCCCTCTGTGCCGTCGTCTTTAAGCTGTGGCTTGAAGACATATGCATAAGAGAAACGTACCTTACCTGTTACAACGCGGGGATTTTTTGTTGCCATTTTAATACTCCTTTTTACTGGTTTTGACTAGACTCAAGAGGCGCTAGTCGTCTGCCCTACTTCTACATCAAAATCATCTAAAAAGAACGGTGTCGAATCACCTACCCAACCACCGCTCACGTTAAAACTAAAGTGCTCCATTGCAGTCTCGTAGTCCATGCCATCTTCTGACATTAATAACTCAATCACGATACGCTTATTGTAACATATTGCAGTCGTTCCAATTCTTTCTACTACGCCAATTATAGCACGGTCAAAATATTCTGGCTCAAGACACAACAGCTCCGGATACTCCTCTGCAATTCTTTCACGTATGCTCATTTAAAGTCCTCTTCAAGTGTGGCGTCCTTAACTAGCTTAGGCGCGCCGTCTGGTCTTAGTATCAATCCACCCAGTATACCAGCAACTTGTCCCTTCTGTCCAATCTTTTCTAACTGTGCCACAGACTTCAGTTTTGGCGCGTCAAACAGGGCCTCTTTCTTAAACCCATTCTCAGTCAGTATCACAACCGCCATCTCCTCATCCCCAATCTTTCTGTGGGCCTTGGTGGTAGTCAGCTTGTAACCTTTTGGTATTATATCATGTAGCACTGCACGCTCTGTGACAAACGACTCGACGTCTGTAATCCACGTCTTGATGTTGCCGGCCCTTGATAGTACCAAATCAATCTCATCGTCATTCAAGAGTGGCGCCGGTCTGAAGTCTAGCTTGGCGACTTCGTTGTTAAAGTCTGCACGCGCCCTGCACGTCGCCTTGGCCCTACAGAACTGGCATGCATCGCTCGGTACAAACTCACCAGTACCTACCCATGCCTTCTTGGCCTTTGTCTTTACGAAGTAGTTGGCCCAGTCTAGTAACTTCTCTACCGAGGTCCAGTCAGTTGAAATACTGTCCAAGCGAGGCTGATGGATTGTGTACTCGACTTCTTTGACCTCAGGGTACTCCTCGCGAAACTTCGCATATGCCCCGAGAGCATAGAGACGTAGTTGGCTGTTATCTTTTGCTGAGACAGGTAGTCCACGTCCGAACTTAAGGTCGATAACTCGAATCTTATGCTTTGAAAGGATGATAACGTCCGCAGTACCGAAGCCGTCAGGTACCCAGTCAGAAAAGTCCACTCTCTGCTCAAACATTGGCACGTCGCCCTCACCGATTTGCGAACGGACGAATACCACGTAGTTGTCGACGTTGGCCTCGAAGTCTTCGCTGTAGTAGGCTGATTTTTTAAGCTCGTTGTATTTTTCGTTGTACTCTTCATTTCCGATTTTTCCAAATTGGTGTCGTAGTTTTAGCTCTGATAGCGTGTGGGCCGTTGTGCCCTCCGCTGAGTAGTCGAATGATCCCAATGGCTTTCTGAGATCGGGTAGTGTCGCCTCAAGTCTGGCGCTTGGTGTACAAGTCAGCCATCTCTTTGATGCGCTTGCTGATAGTATTGCGTGTGCCGTCATGTCTGTTTTTCCTTTTTTGTCTGATTAAGTGTGATTGTATACCTACTAATGCAAAAAAGCCAGTATAAATACCGGCTTTTTGTTTCACAATGTGAAATAGTTTAGTTTATTCTCTGGACTCTTTGAGCTGTTTGATGAGGTCGTTAATCGCGCCATTGAAGTCGATTGTGACGTCCACCTTGGCATCTACCTTGCTGTCCCTAGTCTCGCGGTAGTCCTCTTGGAACTGGCCCCTGAGTGCTATCTCAACGAGCCTGCTGTTGAATGTCCTGTTGTTGATGTTGGCAATAATCTCCCGCTCCCAGTAGGCCTGTGAGTGGACGACGGCTATCCCCAGTGCGTCAGCAAAGTCGGGGTGGTTCTTGCGCCACGTCTCTGAGGTGTTCTTGGATATGCCGAGCTCGGCCCACATCATTTTTTGGGACGCGCCCTCCTTGCCCATCTCGATCATGCGGTCGCACATCGTGGGGTCGTAGACCGGCTTGAGTCTGTTGGTTGGTTTAGTCGCCATTATTTATTTTTTGGTTTAGCAGTCTTTGCAGACTCTTTGAAGGCGTTTGCAGTTGGGGCACCCTTTGCCCCTACCTTGCGCATCTTTTCTCCAGAGCCCTCTTTGATGCGCTCTTGTTTTTCGTGGATGTTTGCGTACAGTCCTGGTGGCTTTGCCATGTCTTCTCCTAAATTAAGTCCAGTGTTAGGCACACCGGAAAGCCCATGGAGCGCTATCCCAGCGTGTCCTATCTCTACTTATGCAAGAACTACTGCTTTTCCGCCCTTGCCTTTGCCAACGCATCATTCTCTTCCTTGGTCTGACGGACCCTCTGCAGGGCCTCGTTGACCATCATGCGAGTCATTGCTCCGGCCATCTCGTGGCGCTTGCGCTCTATCTCTGCCTCGCGTTTGGCCTTGAACTCTTCGTTGGTGAGCTTGTTAGCCTCCATCATCCGGTTGAAGAGATCACTGGACACTTACACCCTCCTCGACTGTATCGCCCTGTGCAGCGATCGTCTTGGCCTCTTCAATCTGCAAGGCGCGGACTTGTGGCCCAGCCTGCTCTTGGAGTAGGTTGATTAGGTTTGCAGACTGGACAAACGGCGCGTTACCTAAAATGTTTAGGATGGCGTTTGCCTGCTCGATGGTTACGTTAAACGTAATGGTTGGTGCCTGATTGCTCATTTCAATTTTCCTTCTTTTATTAGTTGTTCAAAACAATCCCAAAGTTGTTGCATCCTCATATTATGAAGGTGGGACATCCCAATCATAATGTTTGCTACTTCATCCTCCGTCATGGGCTCTTTACCATCGGCGTACATTTCTAAAAACAGCTCTATGTCCTCGACAGTGGTCCACGCCCGTAAGATAAACTGCTCTAAGTCAAACCTATTTCTTTGACTTTTTAGGTTTTTTGTTTTCAATTTTTATCTCCTTAATGCTGTCTTCTTTAATCACATCCCAAAGATCAATAAACCTATTCTTAAAGACCGAGTCTAAGTTAGTCAGTTGGTTCTCGATGTTGTACATCGCCATCTGTACCTTCTCCGTCGGCATGCTTGGCGTGGCCTCCGTGACTGCTATCACAACCGCCAGTAAACCCTCTAGGTCTATGGATACGTTCTCTATTGCCATCAGCTCTTGGTAGTACTTCATTTGCGGGTCCTTTTGTCTATCTCTCGGTCCAAGTACCACTTGGCCTTTTTAAGGTCCTCGATGGCGTCGTGTTTTAAGTCTGCTCGCCATATATACTTCACGGCGTTCCCGAGGCAAAAATTCATGTGCTCCGTGATGCTAATACACTCTACACCGCTCGGGTGGCCAGTGTAGTGCTTGGGGTGCTCTACCGGATCGTGGTCCGTAAAGCTCGTCTGATCTGCCTGCTTTGACTCATCATAACTCCACAGTTTTTTCATTTTTTCCTTTTCCTTTTTTTAGTCTTTCAATTTCTCTCTCTAGGTGATTTATGATGCCTATTAAGTCTTGGACGTAGTCGTTACCAAAGTCGTAGCCAAGGGCAAAAACCTCCTCCTCAGTATACGCCCGCAGACTAAGTTTGATTGATTTTTTCCACTCCTCGTACGCCTCTTTGGCTCCTATGCTGGCCATATCTTCAACTCCTTCTGTATAAACTCAATTGCCTTTTGGTAGTGGTACCTCCAGTACTTCTCGGAGACACCAAGCTCATTATAATTCATCCCCGACAAAAAT